ATTGGATGTTGTCAAGAAACAAGGATTGAACACACAGATCAACATCCTGTTGCAATCATATGGAATTGATTTATGGGAAAAGCCAATGTCAGAGTTATGGGCAAAATAGGTAAATTTGCAATGTGTTAATCACCCGAAATCCAAAGAGATGTACTGTGTTTACTGATGGAAAGACATCAAATTTTTAAACCAATCAATAAAATGAAATACAATTCGGAATCGGATATGGTTAATTATCCGCCACATTACCAAACGGAATCAGGATTACAGCCAATTGATGTAATTGAAAAATTTAATCTAAATTTCAATTTAGGTAATGCAATCAAGTATATTTTGCGCGCCGGGAAAAAAGGATCGGCGCAACAGGATTTGGAAAAAGCTATTTATTACCTTGCAAGGGAAATAAATAATTTATCATGATATACATTGGATTTAAGAAAACACAGCACACGGTTGAAATATTACCATCAATTCGTATCAATTTGCCAAAGAAGCGCAGAAATGATGTGGTTGTTTTTAGTTGGATAATATTTGAATTTGTAATTGGTATAAACATTTGACCATGGATGATTTAGTATTTCAGGCAATGATTGTTGGATCAATCGAAATCATGTTCATTTTGTACATGACATATTTAATCTATAAAGAGAAAAAAAATGGCGGTAGATAAAAACAAAATATCATTTGATTTTGATGACACATTATCAACAGATCGTGGCCAAGCATTGGCAAAACGATTCATTGATGAAGGAATGACAGTTTACATTGTCACGGCCAGGAATAGAACACAATCGGTTTCAGTTTATAAAATTGCGGATGAATTAGGCATACCACATTCACGCGTTTATTTTACAGCAGGATCAGACAAATGGCATGTGATCAAACGATTGGGAATTGGCATACATTATGATAATAATGCAGAACAAATTCGATTGATCAATGAAAACACAGAAGCAGAAGGTAGATTATTCAAGCCATGATTGAAAACATAAACATCAAGTTGATCATACCACATCCTAATAATCCGCGGATCATCAAGGATGATAAATTTAAACGATTGGTAAAATCCATTCAGGAATTCCCTGAAATGCTACAATTACGGCCAATTGTTGTTGATGATAATATGGTGGTATTAGGTGGAAACATGCGATTGAGAGCATGCAAGGAAGCAGGGTTGACACATGTGCCAATCATCAAGGCATCCGCATTGACAGCAGAACAGCAGAAACGATTCATCATCACAGACAATGTTGGATTTGGTGAATGGGATTGGGATATGTTGGCCAATGAATGGGATCCAAATCAATTGGTTGAATGGGGATTGGATGTGCCAATATTTGATCCGGAAACCAATGATCATGATGATCCGGTGAAAAATGAATCATATATTATTGAGGTGAAATGCGATGGTGAAGATTCAAGGCAGGCGATTTACAACAAAATGGTTGAATTAGGTTTTAATTGCTATTTAAAGAAATGAGAAAGGCATCGACAACAAGGCAGAATAAAAAAGCAATGTTGGAAGCATTGGAAAAATCATTGGGGATCGTAACGACAGCCGCAAAGATGGTTGGCATTACGCGCATTGTGCATTATCAATGGATGCACACAGATCCGGAATATAAAAAAGCCGTTGATGAATTGCAGGACATGGTGCTTGATTTTGCCGAATCACAATTGCACAAGCAGATCAAAGAAGGTAATACAACGGCCACAATTTTTTACCTGAAAACCAAAGGTAAAAAACGCGATTACATTGAAAGAACGGAAATCAAACACGAAACAGGCATTGAATCAGCCGTTATTGAATGGACACCATCGACAACAGAAAGCGAATAGGACAGAAATGCAATGTTCAGTTTTTTCAAACATTAAACAGCAACAAGCGTATCAAGGTACACCAAGGTGGAACGCGATCGGGTAAAACTTATGCGATTTGCCAATACCTAATTTATCGGATGACATCATCATCCAAGCCATTAACCATTTCAATTGTCAGGAAAACATTGCCATCATTGAAGGGATCCGTGCAACGCGATCTGTTTGAAATATTGGACAATTTAGGCATCCTGTTTATTGGACAACACAACAAATCCGAAAACACATACACATTTGGAAACCATGTGATCGAATTCCTTTCTGTTGATGAGCCACAAAAGATTCGCGGTCGAAAACGAAATATTTGTTATTGTAATGAGGTTAACGAATTGGATTTCGAGGATTTCAGACAATTGTTAATGCGAACAACAGATGAAATGATTTGCGATTTTAATCCATCGGATCCGGTGCATTGGATTTATGATGAAGTGATCATGCGCGATGATTGCGATACATGGATCACCACATATCAGGATAACAAATTTTTGCCAAAGGAATTGGTGGATGAAATTGAACGATTGCGCGCAAGGGATCCGGATTATTGGCGCATTTACGGTGAAGGTAAACGCGCAGTGTTTAGCCACAGGCAGATTTTTCAGAATTGGACATTTATTGATCGCGCAGAATTTCCGCCATTGGATGATGTGTTTTATGGCCTTGATTTTGGTTATTCACAGGATCCAACAGCCATTGTTGAAATCGCCAAGGTGAATGATAAATTGTATATCCATGAAATTTGCTATCAAAAAGGAATGACAAATCGCGACATTGCGGATTTCTTAAAGGAACGCGGATTGAATGAACAAATCATTTATTGCGATGCAGCAGAGCCAAAATCAATCGAAGAATTGCGCCAAATGGATATTTGGGCCAAACCGGCAATTAAAGGCGAAGGATCCATAAAGGCCGGAATCAGTTTAATCAAGGAACATGATGTGTTTGTTTCCAATGAATCCAAGAATTTGCAAAAGGAATACAACAGCTATTTTTGGGAACAATTAAAGGATGAAACAATCATCAACAAACCAATTGACAAATGGAATCACCTAATGGATGCGATCAGGTATGGTGTTTATTCAAAATACAAAAATCGCGTTGATTTCTTTGTTGTTTAATTCGTTATTTTTGGAAAAAATTAATAGGCATCAATTATGGCATCAATTATTGATCAGGTCAAAGCCGGAATCATCAAAGCATTAAGCACATCGGGAACGGATCCACAATACAATAAATTATTATACACATGGTTGGGAACATCCGTGATCATGCAGGATGATAATGATGAAACATATATCCGTGAAGGTTATCAGCGCAATGCAACGATTTATTCGATCATTAATTTGATCACAAAAGCGGCCACAACAGTTCCATTTCAAATTTATCAGATTAAATCTGATTCAAAGATGAAACAATACAAATCCATGACATCAGGTCATTTGGATGCATCATCAATTTATCGTGCCAATTTATTGCGTAAATCAGCAATGGAATTGGTTTCTGATTCTGAATTGGAACAGGTATTAAAACGACCAAATCCGGAACAATCATTCAGCACATGGTTACAGGAAGTAATCGCATTCGGTAAATTAACAGGCAACAGATACATTTACGGAATATCACCTGAAACCGGCCCAAATCAAGGTAAATTTCAACAATTGTATGTGATGCCATCACAATTGGTTGAAATCGTTTCCGGTGGTCTTATGGATCCGGTACAGGCATATAAAATCATTTACAATAGCGAATATTATATTGCGCCGGAAAACATGTGCCATATCAAAGATTTTAATCCTGATTACAACAGCGCAGGATCAAACCTATATGGCCAATCACCATTGCGCGCAGGTTTACGCGTTATGATGTCAAATAATGAAGCGGTAACAACAGGTTTAAAATACCTACAAAATCAAACATCGCGTGGTATGTTGGTTTCCAAAGATGGAACCATCAACGAAACACAAGCGCAGGCATTAAAGGATAAATTTAGAAAAACATATCAGGGCGCAGGAAATGCCGGTGACATTATCATCACACCAAAGGATTTATCATGGGTAAATTTTGGTTTGTCAGCATCGGATTTATCATTGATTGAGCAATACAATGGCACCGTGAAGGATTTATGTAATATTTACAACATTCCGGTACAGTTATTGAACAACACAGATGCATCAACATACAACAATCAAAAGGAAGCAAAAAAGGCATTATATCAAAATGCGGTGATCCCTGAATTGATCAAAATTCGTGATGAATTAAATCGGTGGTTGGTACCACAATATGGTGCAGATTTGTATTTCGATTTTGATTTTACAGCCATTAGCGAATTACAGGAAGAAGTTGACAAATTGGTGACACAAATGGCAGCAGCATGGTGGATCACACCAAACGAAAAGCGCGAAGCCATGAATTACGGAAAAGATGATCAGAATCCATTTATGGATGATTATTACATTCCATCAAACCTAATGCCACAAAATGTGACAATTGATGCATTAGAGGCACCAAAATCATTGGACATTGATTACGGTTTTGAAACCAAATAAATATGCCATTACCAAAGCCAAGAGCAGGCGAAGAACGCGCAAATTTTGTTGATCGTTGTATCGTTGATTTGAATGTCGTAAATGATTTTAGATCAATGGAACAGCGCATGGCTGTTTGTAATTCTTTGTATGAGCAGGAAAAGGAAATCAAATCGGTTTCAGAAAATTGGGGAACATTATTCGAAGCAGAATTAAAACGCGCAGAACGCGAATCAATTAAGGATTTCCGTGATTACTATTCAAGCCAATACAACAAGGCATCGGCACAATTCATTTTAACAGGTAATTTGAATCAGGCAGATTTATCGGCCTATTTTCAAAACAACGATTTGCAAAATATGTACAGGGATATGTACGAAAAAATCGGATTACGATTTGCAAATTGGTATGCAAAGCATTGGAAAAAAGCATTAGCAAAAGCCACAGACATCAATGGGTATCAATCCATTTGGCAGGCGAAATTCGCATATAT